TCAGCTTAGGTTGTGGCCCTGATCCTGAATGATTGCATCATCCAAGGCTTCCAGCAGCGCCTTACGTACCTTCAACTTGGTGTGCTTGTGGGCGTTCATGTTGATCTTCTTCAACTGACGCGCCGCTGCCAGGGCCGCCGCGTGCAATTCCTCCGGTGCTACCACCTTATCCAGGAAGCCAGCGCCCAAGGCGCCTTGCGGGTCAAACATCTCGGCATTGATCACCGAACGATGAAACGCCGACTTACGCAGCCGATCCCGCGCCAGCTCAATACCGGCGTGGTGCATGGTCATGCCGATCGCCACTTCATTCAGGCCGATGCTGAACGGGCCTTCCACGCCAATCCGATAATCGGCCGACAACAGCAGGAACGCACCCTTGGCCACCGCATGCCCAGGGCACGCCACAATCACCGGGAACGGGTGCGACAACAGGCGACGCGCCAACGTCGAGCCCGACGTCACCAGGCTGATAGCCTCTTTAGGGCCGGCCGTCATCACCTTCAAATCATAACCACCGGACAGAATCCCCGGCGTCCCGGTGATGATCACCACCGCCCGATCCTTCTCGGCCTGATCCAGTGCCGTATTAAACTCACTGACCACCGCCGGAGAAATGGCATTCACCTTGCCGTTGCTCAAGGTCAGGGTCGCGATACCGTCTTCGAGGTGGTAGGCAATCAACTCACTCATGACGCGGTTCCTTGTAGGACTTGTTATAGATAGGCTGTTTATAGAAGCGCATGCGCAGACGTTACCCACCACGCCCGCCCCGGTAAAGCGCCGTGACTGACTACCCAGTCAGGCTTTTGCCGCATCCCCAAGGGTAGACGGCCCGGAGCCGGGCGCAGCCGCCGCCCCGAACGCGTACCGCCGATGCCCGAGAATGGCAGATTCACCGCCCCTTGCTGGGTGGGTAATGGCATAACCGTCTAACCGCATGAAAATTCTGAAAAAAACCTTTGCCATCAGAAAGGCTTTCGACTACATTGGCGCGCCTCGACAGACTGAACTAGTTTGACGAGATACGGTGAAGTGTCCGAGTGGCTTAAGGAGCACGCCTGGAAAGTGTGTATACAAGAAATTGTATCGAGAGTTCGAATCTCTCCTTCACCGCCAAATTTTAAAAGACTAAACCCCTGAAAACGTTAAAGTTTTCAGGGGTTTTGTGTTTTCAGAGGGTCAAAAAAGGCCCATATGGGAACATCCATGGGAACACGGGCTGCTGGAATACCCGCGTTGGAACCCCGCTTTACGGGGCTTCGTCTCCACCTGGTGGCTGTATGCCCAGAGCGTGTTGCAGCATGCCGATGACGTCCGGCCCGTCTTCGTTGATCCACATGCCGTAGTGTTGTCGGATCATGTTTGCGCTGGTGTGGCCCATCTGCTCTGCAATCCAGTCGACTGAGGCCACACCCGTGGTCAGCAGCTGGCTCGCGTAGGTGTGTCGGCATTGACCAGGGCCGCGATAGCGAACACCGGCCGCTCTCAAGTGCGCTTTGAAGAACCTGTCCCTCACGACAAAGTCGCTGACGTGCGGCAGGCCACTCTTGGTGTTCAGGAATACGAAGTGCAGCTTGTGCTTGCGGATTGTCTTGTTGTCCCGCTCGACGACGTCGACCGTGTCCACGGTCTTGAGCTGGTTGATCGCGTCCAGCTTGCGTAGGGCATCCCACGCAGGTTCCAGCAGACGCACCTTGCGCGTAGAGCGTCGAGTTTTCGTCACGCGATAAGCCCCGCGCACCTTGGACCGGCGGAAAGTCACCGTCCCCTGTTTCAGATCGACGTCCTCCCAGGCCAGCGCGATGGTCTCCGACACCCGTGGGCCTGCCCAAATCATGAACTGCACCATCAGCAGCTCCTGGGTACGGCTGGTGTGCGTTTCGAGGATTTGCTTGATCTCCGCTCTGGTGAACGGGTCCGGTGCCTCTGGATCGGGAAGGCGAACGAATAACCCCTCAGTTGGGTCGTGTGCGACCTTCTTCCGGGTGCGGTAGAGCCGGAACACTTGGCGCACATTGCTGATGATGTCACGGATGGTCTTGTTCTTCAGCCGCTTCGACAGCGGTCCCTGAATCCACTCTTGCAGGTCCAGATGGTCAATCTGATCGATCTGAACGTCTCCCCAGCGCGGCCGTACATGCACCTCGGCCTTGTTCTTGTATCCGCGAAAGGACGTCGCGGCCACGCTGTTGCTCTTGATCGTCAGCCAAAGGTCCAAGTAATGCCCGAAGCTGTTCTCGGCCAGCTTGGTCGACTCGGGAAAATGCCGGCGGTAATCGAAGGTGCCAGCCTGTATTTCGTACTCGATCACCGTCACCAGGCGCTTTGCATGCTCCCTGTTGGCCGGCGTGTTGCCGCCGGGCACCAGCTCCCGGCACAGCTCGCCATTGAAACGAAAATAGACCCGTACCGAATTGCCACGGGCCTCTACGCCATCTGCCATATGCGTCCCCACGCGATGTATTGAAAGATCCAGCGTGCTGGAAGAAAAAAGGCCCGTCGCCGGGCCTGATGTATTGCGGTTTTAGTGTTGCCGATCACTGCTGGCGAAGTAACCAGAACAAGTTGGCACTTTTTCTAGGTGGCGGTGTGACCCCGGCTAGGGCCTCTTCGGCCCTACGCTTGGCGTTCGCAGCCTGGCGCGCTTTGCTGCACTTCTGGTGGTTGCCGTGGGCGCGGGACCTGCCGCACTGGTCACAGACGCCGGTTAGTTCGAGGTTCCAGGGGAAGGATTTACCGTTGTTCATGGAAAACCCCGTCACATCCTAAACGATTGGTGAATGAGCTCCGGCCGGGCCGTATGCTCTGCCGATTTCGCGCCGTCAGCCTGAATCTCGCAAACGAACCGGTGCCGCTCCCGGTTGGGCGCAGTCAGTGCATTGGTCAGGCCTGGCACGACTCCTGCGCATCGTTCGTTGGCGTAAGGGCCGCTCCAGCTATCAGCCTTCACCACCTGGCAATCTGTGCGGGTCGAATCCGTGCACAGGTAAAGCAGCAGGAAAACAGTCATGACCGTTGCTCCAGCTTCGCCACGCGTGCGGCCTCGTATTCGCTCGTCAGTATCTCTACCGCGCCGTCTATCCACCCGCAGGATGGTTTTCCAGCGGCTACGTTGGCCAGGTGCTCGGCTTCATTGATTTGAAAGCCCAGGTGAAAATACGCGGTGCCGTCGAGTTCAAATTTGATCCCGCCACTCATGAGCAAGTTCCCAGTGTTAACCCCCAACCGCTGCCAATATTCATGGGAGCTGAGGCGTTTTGGGCAGTGCTCTGCCCACAAGGCAACCAGGCGTTCATGCTCAGCCCGAATTGCTGCGCGATCCTCCTTGGACATGCCTTTGGCAAGCTTGGCGGTGCTGCGCAGTGAGCGGTAACCGTAGTCATCAGGACGGCACCAGTGCGCATCCAGCTCAGCACCACCGCTGAGTTTCACGCCACCAGCGAAGTGGGAGGTAATGTCTCGCATTGGTGCGACCTTACCGCCGAAATGCACGCCCAGCGCGGTCAGTAGAGCGCTGAAAGCATCCTTCATGACGTAAAAGCTCCGAACAATAGCGACGGTCGAAGGCTCGCTGGACTTGTAGAAGAAGTCAGACATGATCACTAACTCCTTCATTACGGCCATCCGCTGCCACCGACAGGGGAGTTCCGCGACATACCGCCAGGCGCTGCACTGGGTCGAGTTCGCCATAATTGATTGGCTCGGGCTGCTCACCCCGCGCCGCCTCTGCGTCCCAGCCATGGACGCGCCGTAGTTTCATAAGGGCTAGGGCTTGTTGCGCTCGCTCAGTGATGGACGCCGGATACAAGCAGTCACCAGCGGCCAAGTCTTCAACGAAATCTTCCAAGGCGTTCATGCCTGCCAGCTCATGGCCGCGACTCCACGAGATAACTTCACCGCCATCTACTTCTTTCGGCACAGCAGAACCTTGGGTACCACGGATCACAATGGTGTCGTATCGCGGTGTGGTAGCCTCTGCATTGCCGCCTTTGGGTTGATTCACTTGCATGGTGCTTCTCCTTTGGGTGGTCGGTGTCGAGGGGTTGCAGCCCCTCGACACCACCTTCTTACTGGCTTTCGCCGGTTGGGTTTTGCTTCCGCACCAGGTGCAGTAGCAGGTTTTCAAACTCGACAACTTCATCTGTTGCTGACTGCCATTCCAGGACTGCCTGTATTTGTTCTCGGCTGCACCCCAGCACTAGAAGCTCCTGTTCCGTAGCACTACGGACTTCCAGAATCTCGACCAGGCCAGCGGCGCTGTATGCCTCGGCATGTACCAATTGGGTTGCTTCGCCGATCCACTCATGCAGCTCCTTCAAATGTTTGAGCAGCTTCGTGGCTCCGTCCCGACCTTCGCCGGTGATGACTTGTACGTGCATGGTGCTTCTCCTTTGGGTGGCAGGCGTTGCAGCGCCAAAACCGAGGATTTCAGAACTGAACGAAGTCGGTTGCGAAGACGTGTCGAACCGCGCCCAATGAATTGAGGCGTTGTTCACTGGTGAGGTTGAGCAGCAAGCTGAGAGCGTCCACAAGAGCCATCAACTGCCCACCATTTTTGGCTGTACGCACACTGAGTTGATGGCCGTGCTCATCAAGTAGCGAGGCCGTGTAGGCAGGCGCGAGCTTATTGAAGGTGCTGACGACCTGGTCTTCACGCTGAGCTACTGCGTGGCCGAAAGCCCCCGCTTGTTGGGCGGTAAGTTGACTCAGGGCAGAAGCGCTTTTCTGGCTTTCTGTTGTGCGAGTAATGCCGAGGTGAATATGGGCAATGCGACTTTCGAGGGCTTCACTGCACTGGATGGGCTGACTGCTGATGATGGCTAGCGCGCCATGGAAGTAAGCGTCTTCTGTCCCTTGTGCTTGGGCTCGGCTAATGACTCCGCCGCTGTAGCGGTCGCGGAGTTCCTCCCAGTCAAAGGCAGGGTTTTCGGTAGGCACCGACTCCAGAACCACGACTGTCTTTCCTATTGTTCCTGCAGCGGCAAGCCAGCGCGAACGTCCTACCCGGGTGGAGTATTCCGGTGTGTGAGCCCTGGGGGATTCTTCGCCAACGAGTTTCCACAGATAGCTCATCAAGAAGGTTTTGCCGGCACCTGCTTCGCCTTCGATATGCAGGAACGGGAAGCTGTGATGTTCCGCGCGGATTCGGTCGGCGTGCAGTGCACCGAGCCACCAGGCCATTGCGACAACCCCTTTCGTGCCAAATACGGTGTAAAAGTCATCAAATTGAATCGCTGTTTTCAGTTCGTTTTGCATCGTGCTGCTCCTGTTGTTGCGGTGGTTACACGCCCTGGAAAACCCAGCAGCGAATGGTTTTCGGTTTGTCGAATGCGTCGACCTGGCGCGCCGAGTTGACGGGCTTGTTCGATTCCAGAAACTTGGGTGACTTGCTGGTCTTCAGCAGGCGTTTCAGGTCGCTCAGCGGCGGCACTTGCTGGCGTTTATTGGCGGCCATTTCCACAAACTCGTTGAGGTTCACGGCGATCAGCCCATCGCGGCGCGCATGGTTCAACGCGGCTTTCTCATCCATGCCATTGAGGAATTCGTACAGGTCCCAAAACTCGCGCACGGTCGGGTGGTCGGCATTGATTGCCTGCTGCCGCTCCAGGGCCATGCGGTTAATTTCGGCGTGGGCGAGGGCCTTGCGGCGATCGCCGAGCGGCACGACGCCGGCCAATGCGTCCACCAGGCTGCGCAGTTGGGCGTGGTTCTTGGCGATACGCACGGTGCGCACGCCAGGCAGGGCCAGTAACTCCTGTTCGTAGCCGGAGGTGTTTTCCTCCAGCAGCCGCATGGTTTCGGCTTCGCGTTGCAGCGCCTTGACCAGGAAGCCGCTGATGCTGTCCATCGGCATGCGCTCCAACTGCTCGGCGTACTGCTTGGTCTCCGGCGTGTGGTGCTCGCGTGTCAGGTGGACGTGGCAGATACGCTGCAGGATGGGTTCTGACGCGTTTACCGGGTTGTTCTGCGCGATCAGCAGGGCGGCGCGGAACGGTGGTTCGTGGGTGTCGTTGCCGTTGTTTTTCACGCCGGTTGAGCGAACGCTGCGGCCGTTGTAGGCAGTTTTAAGTTCGTCCCAGTCGAAGTGTTTAACCGGCTGGCCTTCCTTCTGTTCACGCTCTGACTCGATCAGCACCACCGGCAAGTTGCTGACCTGCGAGAAGTTGCGCGCACGGCTGGCGGCGGTCGCTTTGGACGGGTCGAAGCCTTCGTAATCAGTACGCCCGACTGCCTTCCACAGCAGCTCCACCAGGGTGGTTTTGCCCGAGCCGGCTTCGCCAACCAGTTCCAGGAACATCAGTGACTTGTGGATCTGGCGGATCTGCTCGGCGTGCAGCGCGCCCAGCCACCAGGCCAGCACTACCAGCCCCTGCACACCAAAGCAGCGCCAGTAGATGTCGAACCAACCTTCGTTGTAGGTATTGAGGTCGGTGTTGATGTGCAGCACCGGCGACTGGCTCTGCGACTTGATGCTCAGCTTGCCGAGGTCAAAAAAGTCTTCCTTGTTGCGCACCTGTACCTTGCCGCCGTGAAAGGCCAGGTCGTTGAAGACATAGGCTCCATGGTCGCGGCTGTAGCCAATCCATTCGATGGTATTGACGGTTTTGAGGTTGTCGAGCTGGGGCGCCAGAATCCGCTTCAGCTGCTGGGCGCTGCCTTCAAACATAGCGCCGTTGGAGACGTTAAGGAGGCGATTTGCGAACTCGGGTGCCGACGTGAGTTGCTTGGCCGTGAACGTGCTTTTGATGGCCGGCCCCTGTGGGCGCTCGATACGGAAGTAGTACCAGGCTTCATCTGTCAGGTCGTTACGCATGTAATACAACGCCTGGAAATTGCAGTTGGCGATGCTGGTCACCGATCCCGACTGGCGCAGAGCCTTGTAGCGCCTCTGTTCATCCGTGAGCAGCTGATCCTCATGACGATCTGAGCTTTCTAGATCGCCCATGGCGCGGTCGTACTTATCAAGGTCCAGCCGAAACCAGTACAGGCGCTTGCGGAATGAAAAGTTAAATTCCTTGCGCTCGTCGCGCAGGTAGATGAGAAACCCCTTTTCCTCAGCCGAGTCAGCCAGGAGCAAATCGCCGTGGTGGCGGGCCTCTCCACGGTCGTGCTCAATCAGCTCGGCGCGCTTGTCGTCACCCTCGATCGACTTCCACCGCAGGTGCAGGTCGTTCCAGTCAACCTTTTTACCATTGGGTTGCGGGATCACCGCCGCCTTGCAGGTGAAGCCCAGGTCGCGCGCTTCCTTCGCCCAGCGGCGCATGTTGGCCTTAGCGACAGGCTCGTTATCCAATGCCCACACAAGTACCGGTAGGCGCCTGTCGGCGTCGTGGCGCAGCTTGGCCAGGGCCTTGAGTGAGTCGATAGGGCAGGGGGCGCTGGACATCATCGACACGGCTGGCACTTCGTTGTGCACCAGTGCGATGGAGTCGAAAATCCCCTCTACGATGAACAGCTCGTCGACTTCCAGCAGGTCGACGCTCGGCGGACACCACCAGACGCCTTTGTATCCAGTCAAGCCTTCACCGGTTGGGCGGAAGCGCGCTTTCATCTTGCCGAATCGGTCTGGCCGATCTATCAAACGCTCCCAGTAGCCACCTTTCTCCAAGGCGAAACGCACCGTGGCGCTACCGATGTTTAGCCGGCCATCCCAGTAGTTGTCCTGGGTGAACCAACCGGCGATCAGCTCAAACTTGAAGCCCCGCGCAAACTCAAGGTAGGCGCGTGCCGTCGCAAGCGGGTTATCCGGCGTCGACTGGGCAGTCTTGCTCCAGTCGTTGAACAAGTCGTCGTAGACGTCCTTCACGTGAACACGGTGGTCGCACTTTTCCGGTCGTCCGCAGATCAGTGTCCAGGGCGAATCGTAGAAGGTGTACAGGGTCTTCTGGCCGCAGGCAGGGCAAACACCCTTACGCATGTAATTGGTGTTGGCCATGTGCTTGAGCTGGTAGTCCCGCTCAATGCGTTGAATGACGTCGGCTCGCAGCCTTTGTTCCATTTCCATCGTGGCTTACTTCGCTTCGTCGAGACTGTGTTTAAGGGCGCCAATCAGGCTTTTTCGTGCAGCCAACCCAGGGAAAGCCACCAGCAACGAGCCATGCCGCAAACCCTCGGGGATCAAGCGAAAGCGGTCGTCATACCAATGCTCGTTGAACAGCAACGCGTACTGCGCACGGAGCTCAACGAGTAGTGCCTCGGCCTGGTCGCGGGGCAGTTTTGCGGTGATGGCGATGTCGATTTCCATGGTCCACCTCGGATTGCGGGCAAAGCTCACCCAAACCCATTGGGGATGGGGCAGGGCGGGGGGTTAAAAGGGAGCGTTACTGAGGGTGTGGCTTGTGTACGGCGTTGCGCTGGTCGAGCAGTTTCTGCGGCAGAAACCTAGCCGACATCGGGAAGGCTTTGCCGGCGAGAACGTCCACTAAGAGGACACGAGTGCTGTCAGCCCCACTGGCCCAGTCGATGCCGATCCAACGGCGCTTCTTGATCACCTGCAATTCAGTCCAGGCGTTGTGGACAAGTTTTGGTGCCATGAATACGGGCACTTCCAATGCAAGGGTCAGGTGGCGAATACAACGATCGAACAACAGATCGGAATCCACCAGGTGTTCTGCCTCATGGCGTTGCAGGTAAGCGAAAGCAGCGTGTTGCATGCTGCTGCGGTAGTCATGAGTCTGTTGATCGAGGTTCATCACGCACGCTCCATTTCCAGTTGGTCCAGCAGATCGGGCTGATCGTTTGCCGTTTTCATTGCCTGGCGACGAATGACCACATCTGCAACTGGCAGCTTTACAGCCGGGTTGGGCATGCCGCTGGGGCTCAGTTCGTGGGTCATTTGAAATTCAGCACGCACCGCCCAGCCGCAGGCTTCGTTGGTGCACTGCATGTAGGTGATACGCAGAAAAATGTGCTGGCCTTCGCTGGTACGGATACGCATGCGGCCGTGGCAGTGAGGGCAAACCAGCTTGTAAGTACTCATAACCGGCGTCCTTTACAGCGCTTCAGCATCTTCGAGGGCAATGTTCAACGGTGTGATTGCGTCACCGATTGCCATGCGGATATCGCTGCCAGAGCAGTCGTCATTGGTGGTGGCGACGATTTCTTTTAATGTGTTCAGTCGCTGTTGAGCGATCACCAGCAGATCCAACAAATGTTTTCTTTCTTCTTCAAGGATGTGGGTCATGGGTAATCACTCAAAAAGAGAAGTCGAGCGCTTGCTGCAACGTCTGCAGGAGCGGCATGAAGCACTGGAGAAAGTCATGCGTGGTCGAGACGCGACATTGCTGACCGACAGAGGGGCGCCCGCACTGGTAGTGAGTGCCGAAGACATCCGCTTTGCTGTTGACGACGTAGCGACCGCGTTGAAAGAGATCAAGGCGCGGCTTGGCAAGGGCTGATGGCAAGAACTCACTGGACGGCTCCTTGGCTATAAAGCTGGATCGTCGCGAACACTTCTGCGTAGCGGGCCGACATGTAGGTGATTAGGGCAGCGATGATCGCGTCGGCTTCACGCCTTTCGATCACTCCGTCATCCAGGGCGGCAGACATGATCTGGTCTACCTTGCCCCGCTGGGCCGAGGCCTTGAGCGAGCGGCTGTACAACTCCACGTTGTCCAGGTTCTCCGGGACGCTCAGGGGTACGAACATGCCGCCGTACATTGAAGCGATGTAATCGGCCAAGAACGTGGTGCCAGCGACTTGTTCCAGGCGGTGGATGTGTTCGTCGGTCAGCGGGCGACTGCCGGCGTTTTCGTAGGCCTGGTTGTCGAATTTCTTCAGCGGCATACCGAGGTCAGCCGAGGCGTAAGACCGACCGCCTGGGTAGGCGCCGATAACGGCCATAACTACGCTCTTTCTGCTGTCTAGAACTGGGCGTTTCATCTTCTGGTTTCCCCTTGGAGCCAGAGGCCCTAGTTTGTAATCACGCCATCTTTTTTGATGCCGAGCAAAACGGCGGCGCGATGAGCTTCACCGCGCAGACATTTCTTCTGCCCGTTCAGCACGGCGTAAACGGTTGAAGGGTGAAGGTCGTATTGAATGGCAAAGTCCTTGACGGACATGCCTCTCAATTCCAGGCGGGTTCTAGCGGCCTGGCATGCTTGCTCGGGTGCGTAGGTGGCGTGCATAGTTCGGATTCGTGTGATTTCGCGTGATGATGTGGCGATTTTGTCCCTGATAATTGGGATTGTCAACGCCTAAGGTACAACTTTTATGACTATAGGCGAGCGCCTGAAAGAAGAACGCCAACGGATTGGTGTTAACCAGACCGTGTTGGCGGAAAAATGCGGTGTGACTAAAAATACTCAACTCGCCTACGAGAAAGGTGACAGAAACCCTGATACGGCTTATCTAGCCCAGGCTGCATCATTGGGCCTCGATATCCTGTATTTGGTGACTGGTGAGCGGAAACCCGTTCCTGCGGACAGCATAAGTGCGGAGGTTGCGCAATTTTTGAAGGTGTACCAGCGCGTTAAAGAAGCCGACCGTGAGGTACTGTTTCGCATGGTTTCGGCATTTGCGGATGCAGCAGGTATTGAGGGGAAGACGGAACGCGACTAAGCAATTCCTCAGAAGCCGCCGAGGATTTTTCACGCCGATCAAAATGGTCGGCTTTTTCATGGAAGTTAAAGGAGTTGAGGAATGGCGCTGAGGCCTTGTAAATCCTGTAAAAATACGGTGGATACCACCGCAAAAATCTGTCCCAACTGTGGCGTTAAAAATCCTGGATTGAGCGCAGCTCAGAAGGTATTTAGGCTGCTGACAGTGCTGCTCATTATCGCTGTCGTTGTTTCGATGTGTTCGATAGCGAGTAATGAGAAACCTGCTGAAGAGGCTGCTAAGCAGGTCGCACCAACTACTGTTGTGTCGCCTGCCTACTCAATCACCAAAGATGATTTTCAAAAAGGTAGACCTCGCAAAGTCGAAGTTATGCTGCCCAAACGGTTAGACGAAGTCGACCTGGTTGAAGTAGCAAAAGCTATCCGTGCCAATACCAAAATCCAGGCGGATAGAACCTTCATTGGATTCCGCGTTGAAGGGCAATCCGAAAGTACTTACTGGGCTAATGTCAGTTTCGACCCGTATGCCACGACTTCACTTTTCGGGCTGAGCGCGAAAGACTACGAGAGCTTGAAAGCGCTGGACCTCAAGGCATACCCAAACCGGACGGGGAGCTGGCTTCGAGATGGCGCGTTTGGTCATGTGATGGTGTTGTACAAGCAGAACGGCAAGTATTTGATCGACTCAATCTTCCCTAGCGGCGGGAAAAATACAACGAAATATGTTGCCCAAAAACTACCGGACGGCGGGTTGCGTCTTGACGATCCCGAGAGTGATTTCAACGAGCATTACGTTGTGGATGCCAAGGACAACCTGCAAGGCTGGGGTGAAAATGGCGTGTACATGACGCTGCCCCCGTTCCAGCCCGAGTCATGATGTAACAACACACATATTTTTTTGCTTGCTGTCTGATGACACAGCAAAACGTGATGGAAATTAGCTGTTCCCCTGGAGACTTTGACGGCGCCATGTAGGCGCCGAGTGCCCGTTGCGTGTGAAAGGAGTATTCGCATGATGGAGAACAGTGGTGTATCGGAAAGCCAAGTGTCAGTCGTAGATGCGAACTGCCTTAGCGATCAGGAAGTAAGGTTGCTGGTAATGTTCCGGGCCATCAGTGCTCAGCGGCAACAAGATGTTCTGCGATTATTGGAGGTTTTTACACACACGTCTGAGCAGTAAACCTGCGGACCCCGGACAGGTTCCGGGGTTTATGCTGACTTTTCAGCCTGTGCTTTCTTCCACTCTCGATCTACCGCTCGTTTGGCAGTCGCCTCACTAGCGTACAGCCACCGCAACCGCCTCGGCTTCGCCTGATCCCCCGCCGTAATTGTCTTTTCCTTCCCTGTTTTCGGGTCGCGGTAGTACGCGATGATTCCCGTGTAATCACCTTTGTCCTCTTCCGCCAGGTCCTCAACGTTATCCTCCGGCAGCTTGCTTTCCAGCTCCAGGCTCACCGTGTATCCATCGTCTGCGCTCAGGCTGTGTTGCACGTTGCCGCCATACCAGATGATCTCGTCTATTTCCTCCTTTACGCCCTGGAGCGTGTACGTCAACTCGGGGATCAGGTCCGGCCGGCCGATGGCCAGATTGTAGCTGAGCGTGGCGCTGCCTCGTTGCAAACGCCGGAATTCCGCCCGGGCGGCACGCAGGGCCGACTGCTGGTCGCTGTACGTGTGTCGCAGATCCTTGAGGTTGTCGCCGCCGCCGGCAATAGCCTCCTGTTTTTTTGCACTGTTCACGTCATAGTAATAGGCGCGCACGCCGTCGTAGCTGTCGCGGTCGGCTTGCAGGTAGCGGTGTTGGTCACCGTCGGCGCGGGTGAGGGTGATGTGCGGCAGGTCCAGGCCGCTGGCCGTCTTGCCGCCACCCGCCGGCAGGCACAACAGGCAACCCGCTTTCACGCTGGCCACCGCGTCGAATTCCTCGCCCAGACGGCTGATCAAGTTGGCGTCGGACTCGTTGGCCTGGTCGAGCTGCAGGATGGGCAATCCGTCGAGGGCGCCTGCGATGGTCGCGGTCAGACCGTTGCCTACGGCGATATCGCCCAGGACGTCGCCGAGTGTGGTGTTGCTCCAGCTACGCTCCCGTTTGGTTTTCAAGCCCTTGCGCAGGTCTGCCGATCGAGCACGGATGCTGAGTACGTCCGGCGCGCCACTATGTTCGGTTTCGTCGACGGTGTAGGTGCCCTTGTCCACCAGTCCGGTGTCGCTCCAACCCAGCCACAACCGCAACACCGCGCCCTTGGGGGGAATCGCCAGCAGGCCGTCGTGGTCGCTGAGGGTGATGCTGAGTTGGTCTGCCTCAACGCCGCGGTTGTCGGTCAGCTCCAGGCCCATCAGACGAGGGCTGATCAGTTGGGCGATGTCCAGACCGTCGACGGTGAGCCGGAAGGCGGGCACCGGGTAGGCCGCGTCACGAACGTACCGCTCGGCCGTGCTGCGCACGTAGCCTGTGACCTTGGAGATTACCGATTCGATCACAGCAGGCCTCGCAGAATGTTGACGCCGATGCTGGTACCGGCACCGAGAAGGTCGATGCGGTCATCGTCGGTGCGCTTCAGGCTCAGGGTGAACTCGATACGCCGTGGCGTGCCGTCGCTGAAAAAGATTGTCTTGTTCTCGCTCAGGCTCTCGATCACCCATAGCCCGTAGATCCGGCCGCTGCCTTCGACCATAGGCCAAGCCTTGCCGGTATTTGCCATCAGGCGCAGTGCGTCGAGACTGAGGGCGCTGCCTGCCAGCTCGGGGAGGATGATGCCGGGGAGGGTGATAGCGTCCTCGCCACGGCCAACGAATTGCCGCGCGGGAGCTGCTCCGACGCGGTTGTTGCTGGCGTGACGCCAATCGGTTTGGCGTTGCAGCTCCTGGTAGGCGGCGGTGGAGAGGCTGAACACGAACATGCCGAGGGCGAGCATCATGGTGGTTATTCCAGGTCAGAAAGTTTGCTGCGCTGACGCGCCTTCTTTTCGTTTTCGATGCGGGCCATCATGGCTCGCAGGGTCTTTTCCAGGCTTTGCATATCGGTGCCAGGCCCTGCTGTTATGGTGAATTCGTAGGTGTCGTGGCTATCGTAAACGGCTGCTGCGGGCGCGCTGCTGATGGGCGGCGTGTTGTCCACGGCAAACGCCGGCATGGCGGTCGCGCCCAAAGCCAGGGTGCTTGCGGCAGCCATCTGTTTGCTCACGCTGGTCAGTGCGTCCAGCGGGCCTTTCTGCCCGCCTTCCAGCCCTTGGGTCAGCCCCGCCATGGTGAACCCACCCAGCTCCGCGAACACCCGGGATGGGCTGTGGATGCCGAGCTTTTCCTTGAACCAACCGATGCTGGCGTCGCCGATCGAGCCGATGGCGTCTTTGACGGCGCCGATTCCAGAGGTGAGGCCATTGATCAATCCGTTGATGATCATGCCGCCGAACTCAGTGAATTTCCCCGGCAGTTCCACGCCGAAGTAACTCATAACCCCGGAGAAGGCCTGGTAGAACAAGCCGAGCGGGCTGAAGTTAGCAATCAGTTGAAGGATGCCAGACAGGCCTTGATCAAAGCTGGTCTTAATACTTGCCCACAGATTGGCGGCGCCCGTAGCGAGTGAAACGATGCTCTGCACGAGTGTGGCGATCATGTTGCCGATAGCTGCCCCGAATCGCTGGCCCATCGACTGGGCGGCGCCGCCGACGTCCTCGACCGGCTTCAACAGGTCACTGAACCACCCAATCAACCCGCTGATACCGTTGGATATCATGTTGAACAGAGGCTGCGCGATGCTGCCGAGCAGCCTTAACGCAGTGCCTACACCCGGTATTGCATAGGCGGCTTTCGCCAGGTTGCCCAGTAGTTCGCCGAATTTACTGAAACCGGTGAGCACTGGTTGCAGTGCAGCGGAAAGCCCCTGCCAAAAGCCGATGAAGAAACCCTTTATCGGTTTCCAGTATTTGTAAACAAGGAACCCGGCAGCGACTAGTCCTGCAATTGCTGCCATCAACCAGCCTATGGGTGTAGCCAGGATCGCTGTGCCGACTGAGCTGATAGCACTGATCAGTGTGGTGGCGAATAACCGGGCTGCTTGCACCAACATTGGGAACGCGTTACGAGCCAAGCCCGTCAGCGTTGGTAGCAGTTTGCCGAGCATCTTGGTGACGACGCCACCCTGTAGACCGAACATCGTCATACCGTAGCGGAGCACGGCGAACGGTCCCAGCATGCTCGCCATGGTCAATGCTAGAGCACCGAACACGAATGCTAGTGCGGTAATCGCACCCACCACCTTGACCAAACCACCGGCCAATTTTGGGTTCTCTCTGGCCCATGTGCCTACGCTGTTTGCGACTTCGCCCAGGGTGTTGATCAGGCTCTTGAGTTCTGGCGCAACGGCTGCGCCGAACTCTGCCATGGCGTTGGTAAAACTGCCCTCGGCAGCCTCCATGACGTTGGTTAGCGTACCGAGCTGCTCGTTGACTCTGGTGCGCAGATCAGCCTGGACTTTCAGTTTTTGCTGGACCTCCTGATACCCAGCCAGGCCCTTGTTCATCATCACGTTTAAGGTGGTCAGCGTTTCAGCATCATCCCCAAAAAGCTTGCCGATCACAGCTGTGCGGTCGGTGTCGTTCAGAACTTTGAGCTTTTCCACCTGAGCGTATAGATTTTCCAGCCCAGCAAAGTTGCCTTCATCATTCGTGAATTTGAGAGCTACTCCCTTGTTAGCACCCGCTGCAATTTTGTTGGCTTTGTCGACCTTGCTCTGATCAAGCCCCGCCTGAAAGATCTTGCGGAAGGAGTTTCCCGCCGCGCCTCCATCCATCCCGGCCTGGTCCATCATGATCAACAGCGGCGCCAGTTCCTTAGCTGCATCCAGCCCCGACTTTTTGATTGTGTCCATGACGGGCGAAATTTTGCTGAAGCCCTGAAGCATTTTGTCCGGGTCCAGACCGGCGTAGAACCCGCGCTGAATGGTGTCCATCAGGCTCATCATGTCTGTTTCGCTGGTACGCGTCGCATCCTGCATTTTGGCGGCGAACTCTGCTGCCTCCGTCGCTCCCATCTTCAGCTGGACGCCCAGGTATGCAGCGGCTTCACCCGTACCACCCAGGATGCTCTTGGTACTCAGGCCCTGGCGCCTGAGCATTGTCATCATGTTCTGGAAGTCGGCCGTGGTGCCAGGCAAACGGTCGCCAAGCTTGGTGGCCAGGTCGGTGATTTTCTGGAAGTCCTCCGAGACCTTCCCGGTGTCATCCATCATCGACACCTTGAGCTGCGTAGCGGAATCCTCGTTGGGTGCGAATGATTTAACTACTGCAGCAAGGGGCCGGCTCGCTGCATAGCCTACGCCCAGGCCAGCCGCCCCACCCATGGCGAGTCGTCCAGCATTTTGCTGACTACGGCGAAGACGTTCGCTCGCCTGCGCGCTAGCGCGCTGACGTCGTGTCAGTTCTTGAAGCCGTCGCTGTTGCTCTGCAATCTCAGCATTCGCCCGAGCCATATCAGCGCGTAGCTGTGCGCTGTGCTGCCCAAGATTGCGCGTGCTGATCCCGGCTGCCTGAAGGCTCTGACGCATTGTTTGAAGTTGACGGGTCTGGGCGGTCTCCTGGTCTTTCAGTCGTTGGAGAGCAGCGCGTGCACGGTCAAAGTCCCGCTGCATGGCGCGGGTTGGATTTTGCGTTTGGGACAGTGCGTGCCCCAGTTCTTGGGTGCGCTGTTGAGCCGCTTGCAGTTCGGTTCGGGTCGAATTCAGCCCCTGCTTTAGTTCGCGGAAACCGTTGATTTGTTTCTGCGACTCGTTGAGACCTTTCAGCCGGTCCCTGGCTGCCTTGAGCGCCTGCGCAGCTACGGTGGATTGCCGTTGAATGCTGCGCAGTGGGGCTGTGACGCGATCAATGGCGTTCAGAATCAGCTGTAGCCGCAGATCATTTGCCATCGGTGGAACTCCGCACCCTGGCGCGCTCGCGCCAGTCCATCAGTTCTTGCAGGCCCAACTGATCCATGTCAGCCGGTGCCCAGTGAAAAATCACGGCCAGGTCGGCCATGGCGTCCTCTACGCAACGAGGGATGCGTCCGTCTTCATCGATTTCTGTAGCAAAAAACCGGACACCTTGGTGCCGAGGGCGAAAAGGTCGGCGGGGTCCATTGAGTTGACTTCAATGGGGGTGAGGGTTGGGCTGCTGATGCGAGGCACCACCTTGACCAAGCTGTTGACGTCCATCTGCAACAGCTCTGACAGGCTCACGCCCCGCAGCTCGCCCGAGTTGGGCTTGCGCAGGGTGATGCTGTCGATGGTGGAAGTGCCACGGCGAATCGGCATGTCGAGGATGACGGTGTTGTCGTCGGCTAGTGGCTTAACTTCAGCTTCTTCGATGGCTGCGGTTTTCATGGGTATTGCTCCTGGTGATAGGTGAGCGGGTTAAGGGATGGTGAGTGGTCAGAAGCCCAGGGCGTTGCGCTGTTTCTCCAGCATGTCGACGCCGTTGACCTTCTCGATGAAGTTGAGCAAGTCGATTTCGATGATTTCTTGGTTATCGACCGTCAGCTTGTAGTAGGTGCAGGTGGTGGTCATTGAATGCTCGGTGTCTTCACCCGGTGTGGCGTCGCCCATTTCAATGGTCTCGTGACGGCCACGCACGACGACTTCCACGGCGCTGACTTCGCCTGTGTCGTCCTGCTCAAATGCGCCGGTAAAGCGCAATGCCACGCCCGACGCATTCACCATGGCGAACTGTTTCAGGCTGATCAGATCCAGGCCGCCGGTTTTCCATTCGAACTGGATACCGTCGTCGGAGAAGCCCAAGTCAGCTTTGACCGGGCCGTTCATGCCGCCGCCGCGATAGGCTTCCATCTTGCGGCCAAGGGCGGGCAGGGTGACGGACTTAACCACGCCTCTGTAGATGTTGGCGTCGTTGAAGAGCATGAGGTTTTTCAGTTTGCGTGGCATAGCCATAGCGGTGTTCTCCGGGTGTTTGGCATGGGGTTAACTCCCCTTGCGGGGAGACCCGGTTCAGCTGTTGATCTGGCTGGCGAACGTCATCAGATAGCGGTCGGTGATGCGCTGGCGCAAGGTGAGGTCTTCCAGGGGCGGCACTGGCGTGTAGTCGTAATCGATCGTCAGCTTGCCGGCCTTGAGGGTGTCTTTATCGTTGATGTCCTCCGGGTACCAGCAACTGCCACCGATCAGGTAGCCCTGGGCAATCAATTCGCGGAACTTCGCGTTGATGCCTTCGATGATGTCGCGCACCAGGGAGGCGTGCATGGGCTTGTCCACAGCCCACATGTGCGCCTCGGCCATGGTGTCGGCGAGGATCTGCGCGGTTCGGGTGTAATTTTCGAAGGCGAACAACGGATCGTCGCTGCACGTACGGCTACCCCAGAAGCGAAACCCGCCCTCGTTGATGAGGGTGGTGACTTCATTGCTGTTGAGGTAGTTGGCGTCGGTGGCCGGGTTCTGCAGATCCCAGAACACGTCGGCGCTGATGCCGGTGACGCCGTTGACTGCGACGTTGGAGAGAGTCTTGTGCCAGCCGGTTTCCTGATCGATCTTCGCTCGCAGGCCGAGGGCGCGCGCCACTGCCGACGCGGCAACAGTCTTGCTGATGACGGTGTCCCAGTTGAGGAAGTCCGGCCAGATCACCATCAGCTCGCGAGCGCCGAAGTTCTCGCGGTAGGCGACCACCTCTTCCTTGGTTTTGCAGTTCCAGGCATGGACGTAGGCGAAGGCGCGCAGGTCCTGGGCAACGGATACCAGGGCGGTGGCCACCGGCAAACTGTCGAGACCTGGCACACCGAGGATGCGCGGCGTCATGCCCACGCGGGCCTTGGCAGCAAGCAGGGCTTTCATGCCGGTGTATTTGCCGTCGGCAGTGGTGGTACCGATCAATGCGCTGATGGTGGTCGCTTCGTCAGCGCCTTCCTTGACCCGCACCACGATGGCGTAGGGCTTTGTCTGGTCGTCAATGGCTTGCAGACTGGTCGCCAGGGTACCTTTGACGCCGGCTTTGCCAATCGCGGCTCGAACACTGGTCAGCAGGACAGGCGTGTCCAGCGGGAACATAAGTGGGTCAGCATCTTCAGCCGTGCAAACCAGGCCGATGACTGCGGTGGGGATGGTGCGAATGGGGCGGGTGCCGTCGTTGAGTTCGATGACCCGCACGCCGTGGAGATAGTCTGAACCGGCCATGGGTGGTTGCCTGCGCTGTGATGGAATGACAGTGCACAGGCTGCCGCGCGCGCGCCGGTTGGGCGAGCGCGCAGGCTTGTAACGGGTGGCCCTACAGGTTGATGCGCGGTGACGTTACTGACGCTGCTGCATTTATGCCGACAGCCAAGAGGGTGCAACCGGTCTGTGATCTACCAGGGGAAACTCAGCCCCCTGCGGCCATTCACGCAACTGACGTCGATAGGCCTGCAGCTCTGTGTATTGCTCAGGGGTTATGGAAGTCGTGCCGCCACTTTCCAACTCGTCGCGATGCCTCGAAACAATGGCATCAGTCGGGAAAAGCTGAGCGTCCCGCCAGGACCGCTCAACAGACGCCAGCTCTTCATCACTGAGTGGTGGAGGTTCAACCAGCACCGGAAAGCCATCATCGCCCCAAGCGATGATCTTGCCTTCACACTGGCCGGCAAGCAGTTCGGCGTGTCTTTCTGGTGATATTTTCACCACGTCATCCGGAATAAAATCATTAATTTCAGGATCGAAAAAACCACGGTTAGATTTTGAAGCGAACATGTGCCTCTCCTTATTCAGTATCCAATGGCGATGTAAAACCCGCCAAGGCCTGAAAGTCTTTCGGCTGTGGTGGACAACATTGCTGTGGCTACTAGTGCGTTAGTGGGCATTGGTAAAAGGGAAAACGTTGTGGCGCCACCGTTTCCGGTAATGGACGCGCTGAGACAGGCATTTGGGAACGTTACAGAAAAAGTTGCCGACCAGTTTCCAAGTTCAGTTCCAGATGAAACAGTGCTTCCCCACTGCACAATCAGCCCACTCGGCAGCTTCTGACGACCACTGAAGCCAAGTACAGCAGCGAACTGGGAAGAAAATTTCAGGGCACCTACACCGTGCATGCGCCACACGAAAGATTCTTTAGTCAGGCTGACTGTATCCCCCGGCTTGAGTGTGACGACGGTATAGGCATTTCCATCGGGACTGATTTTGTCGGGACCGTTGACGGTAATTACTTTGTCGAAACCCGTGGGATTGTGCAGGGTGAATGTTGCCCCTTCCGGAACACTCTGTAGCAACGGCAGCGCGACGGTTTGAGCTGCGCCTAAGTACAGGGATACAAGCTTTCCGAGGTCAGTAATCGGCAACGTGATGCCAGTGGCGTTTTCAGACCTTCCCCCTGAATAGTTACCCAATGCTCGCTGGATAAACTCTGTCGTCGCGAGCGCTTTGGAGTTATCGAACCTCGGTGGGGTTGGAGCTGTTGGTGCGCCCAAAAAGGCGGGCGAGTCTATTGGCGCCAGGCCTTGCGTAACGTTTTTGAAGGTGAGCGGCGTGGTGCCCAGGACGATTGCCCCATCCGTCGACAACAACCACAACGTATCGGCATTCAACGCTCCCTGTTCAACGGCCACCATCATGCCTGGGGTGACCTTGACGCTGGTGTCCGCGTCGGTGGTCCGTTTCCAGATGTCCGCCGTAAGGTAGATGCCATTATCTTTCGGCTGTGCCTGATCCTTGACCAGAATTCGCGCGCCGAGAGGGACAGCGACGCCGTCAATAGTTTGAGCTCCAGCCAACTGAGTCGGCCCGGTGGTCGCCACCAGGACAGATTGCTTCACATCCTGCTTGTTGATCGCATCGGTGGTGGATTCGTCGACGTACTGACGAGTAGCCAATACCACTGCGGGATCAATCTTCAGCACCACATTTGCCGCGCTGGAGACAATGAAGTTCATGCGGACAACTTGAGTGCGCCCTGACCCTTGGGACATCAGCGGTTTGTAACTCGGCGCACAGTTCGCTACTGCGACCAAGGCACCGTCAGCGTCATACAGACCGATTTCCCGAATCCACCACCCGCCTTCGTCGGCCGGGATGATCTGTTCCGCTATCAGAATGTTGGGGTTCGCCGGGTCAATCGACAGTTTGTTCAGCGGTCGGCGGCGCTTCTCGTTGATCAGCTTCGTTTGTGAGCGATCGGGGATCGGGTCCGTGCCGTTGGCGTCACCCACACCTAACTCGGTGAGCTTCCAAGGAATGCCCAGGGCATCAGCGTTCGCCTGTTTGGCTTCGCCAGTCGCGGTAAGAATCGCAAAAAACTGAGAGTTGGGATCGATCATGGGTAAATGTCCAGTGTGTCGATGGAGTGTTCCCGCCCGGCAGCGCCGATGTAGCAGGCAAGGTCGATGACGCCGGGGCTCGGCGGGTAAACGTTGACGGTGTCGATGGATTCTTCTCGGCCGGCCGCGCCGATGACGCCCGTGGTGACGATGTCCCGCAGTACTGGCGGGTAGACGTCGATTTCATCGCCCTCGTAAACGCTGGCGAAGACGTTCATCACTCCGGTGGTTTCAAGGCTGATAGCCAGGCCGGTCAGGTGGCGGGTGACTGGCCTGGCGTCATCGATCAGCCAGGTCAGCTCCTGGTACATCTCTTCGGTGATACCGGTTTCCAGAACGCCGACTTTGATGGCGAAGGTGCCTGGCACACCGAGTGGGGTGGTTTGCCACCATTCCAGTACTTCGATCAGATAACCGAGCGGCTCAACCACGCGGCGCAGGGCGCCGATGGTGCCCTTGCGAGAGTGGATGAAGTGGGATGAGCGAATGGCAGACCGTTTCGCGGCCTCGGTCCATTTGCTATCCCAGCGATCAACCGAAAAAGCCCAGGCCAGATATGGCAGCAGTGCAAGCGGGCAAGTGTCGGGGTTGCAGAGCTGGCGCAGAGGGATGGGCACGCGCTGAATTTGCGCGAGTGCTTGCGCTGCTTGGCGTTCCAGTGGCGTGGCGTTTCCCGGCAGCAGCTGCTGGGCGCCCATTACTCGATACCTCGCGTGACAGTCGTGCCGGTGCAATACGGCGCCTGAGCTTTGGTCGCAACGATATCAACCCAGTCTTCCAGCTCGACCTTGCGGACACCTTCAACGTGCAAGGCCGCGTGAATGGCCGACTCTGACACTTCCATACCGAGGCGACGGCGTTGGCTGACGTAAGCCTGCAAGCGTGTTTCGGCTGCGGCAAGAATCGGTTCCGACTCAGGCCCGCTGGACAGGAGGTAAAGTTTTGCTTTGACCTGGTAACGGACGATTTCAGCGCCCTGGACGGTCAAGCGGTCGGCCACCGGGCGGCGGTCATCGTCGCTGACATAGGCGCTGACGGCGGCAAGCAGATCCGCAGACGCCGTGCCATCGCCGAGCAACGATTGCACGGTGATGACGGCAACGGCAGGCGAGGGGCTTTCTGCGGTGGCGTCAGCAACCCGGCCATCTGCCCCACGCGCGTGGAAAATGTAGCTGTTGCGCGGGCCGGCGGTGCTCAGGCCTTCCCATGCCATTTGCGCCCGCTCGCGTAGGCTGTCGTCGGCCTCCATGAGCCTGGGCACGGGCGGCACCGCCGATGCCTTGCCTTCCTGGATGACCAGCCGCTTGACGTTGAAGTTGGCAGCCAGCTGTTCTAGATCAGCATCACGGGCGGTGGCGAGCAGGTTGGCCAGGGAGGCTTCATTGACACGCTGCCGCCACACGGTTTCGCGGTAGGCGTTCTCTTGCAGCAGCTTCGCCAGCGGCTCCGACTCCATGTCGAGGCGCGCGGCGATCATAGGCTGTTCCTCAACCGGCCACAGGCTGATCATGTAGGCCTTACGCTCGGCCAGGATCAGCTCGAAGTCGATCTGCTCGACGATCTGCGGCGGTGGCAGTTGGCTGAGGTCGATGGCTGCGAAGCTGTTCATACACTGCCTCCCAGTTGCAGCGGAATGCTCATGCTGAACGCTTCATTGCTGTCCACTACGCTGCCCTCCAGATCCAGCTCCGACTTGCCTTGAAGGCTGGCACCGCGAAACTGAACACGGCTGAGGCTGATACGAGTCTCCCAGCGCATCAATGCCATGACCGTGGCCGAGTATGCCCGTAGGCGGGTGACGTCGTTGAAAGGATGGTCAATCAGCTCGGGCAGTAGGCTGCCGTATTCGCGGCGCATTACGCGGGTGCCAATACGGGTGGTGAGGACGTCGGGAATGGACTGGGCGATATGGTCCAGAGTGCCGATGGCGCCGCCGGTTTCTCGGTTCATGTTGGTATAGGCCTCCCGGACTGGTCGGTGCCCTGTTTGACGCCAGAGGTCAGGTGATTGACCAGGCTGACGCCCGCCGCGACCACGTCTTCCGAAACGTCTACCCGGCCGACTACGTTCTGATTGCCGGTCTGGTTGTAGTCACCCAGGTGATTGATGGGGCCGATGATGTTGATTCCGCCCTTGCTCACCAGGCTGGTGGTTCCGCTGCTGGGTAGTGTTGCGTTGAGGTGATGAGCGACGCTGTCGTACTCGATCACGGCGCCATCGGCGTAGGTGCGGCGATGCAGACCGGCGCGGTCGCCGTTAGCCGGGATGTGTTCGCTGAATACGCCGGTTACGACGATACCGTTGGCGAGCTGGCCGGAGGGACTGAACAGCATCACCTGTTCGTCGAGTGTTGGCGGGTCCCACTCACGATCAGAACCGGCGCGCAGGGCAAGCCATGGCAGCCAGGCGGTGGTCAGCTCTCCGGTTTTTACTTTCACGCGCGGGGGCTTCATCTGCACGGCGGCGATGACGCCGAAGCGGATGAGGTTTTCAAGCATGCGAGAGAGGGCGGCGAAGTCGTTCATGGCGCCGATGGTGTAGAGTTCGTCGCGCGCACGAAAGAGGTAACGACTTGTAGCAAGTCGTATTACAAGGTTGAAAGTCTAACGGACTGATGGGGGAGTTATGAAGGGATATATTAACGAGAGAAAGTTCAAAACGGCTCAAGGCTTTTTAGAGGCACTTGCTCCCTGGTCCAAAAGTATAAAGAGTGATGACTATATTTTTCGTGGGCACTCAGATAAAAATTACTTGCTTGCACCAACGTCTATTCGCAAAGAGTCGATAGAATCGATCTGGAAGTATTCAAGGGCCTACATCGATATTACGGGTTCCTCAAAAGATAATGCCTTTTCTCTCGCTTATGTTGAGTATCAACTAATCAGAGATTTCTACAGAGGTGCAGACGTCAAAGGGCTACAAGTTCCTACCTCTGATCGTTTACGTGAGCGGCTTCATCAAAAAGTAGATTTCCGCACTATGTCGAAATGGGTTGATGGAGACAAGTGGCTCCCAGACGACATGTTGGAAGTAGCAGCTCTAGCCCAACACTACGGTATTCCCACTCGCTTACTCGATTGGACGTATGACCCTTTCGTTGCAGCATTTTTTGCTTCGAAACCGTCAGGGCGAAAACCCAAGAGTTTATGTGTTTGGGGGTTGAACGCGGCCTCTATCGCGACACTTGATGATGGGGAAGCCGATTTCCCTCTAAAACTAATTACTCCGCATTATAGCGGGAACCCAAACTTAGCCGCTCAAAGTGGCCTCTTCACCCATTGGGCACATTCTGTACCTGGTTTGGAAACGCTAGCAACCGGGGAAATTAAAGCTTTGCCACCCGTAGATCGGCGTCCATTGGATGTGGTTTTAAAAGAATATCTGTCGACGCTCTTTGACGAAGGGGTGCCGGATATCTTCATTAAATGGACGTTGCCCGGCAGTGAAGTGTTGGAGTTGGCAAAGCTTTTGAGAGACTTTGGTTACGGCCCAGGGAAGCTCTTCCCAGGCTATGAAGGAATTGCTATGGAGTTGAAAGAACGCTCTTTCTTCCCGGTGAAAAAGTTAGCTAGCTAGGTGGGCGAGTAGCCCATCACGGATAATATCAAGGTCCGCATCTGTAAAGCCAAGAACTTCCCTTTGTTCGTATTGGACATCGGGAGAGCCACGCTCTGCACGATCTTTTAAGCCGTATTGGTGAACCCTGGCAATCCGGGCGATACGCCCGGTGAAGCCCACCGTCACGGCGTTGCTATCGCCACGGACCTTCAAATACGACGCGGTCCGCAGTTTCTTGAACATCGCTAACTTTCGACGAACCCGGCCCTGCTTTCCGCGCAGGTTCCGCTGCTTACGTGGCGCAAACTTGCTCCCGTCCGGGTTTTCCTGCGCCATCACGCGCTTCTGCTGATTGCGGCGCAGCACCTGGCCGATGCTCCGCGCCAGCTTGCTGCGTTCGCCTGGCTCCAGCCGATCCATCAGCACCGCCGCCCAGGTCTCCAGTGCTTCCAGTTTATTCGCCATCCGGCACTCTCCACTCACTGGTGTTGCCCTGTGCCCCAGGCCTCCAGTTCGGATCGAGGTAGCCCGCTACGTACTGTGGTTCGTTCGGGTGCTTCACGGTGGTGTTGCCCTGGTCATCCTTGCCGACCACAACCTTCTCTGTCAGTGGCAGGGTGATGCTGAGGTCCACTTTGCTATTGTCGAGGATGTCGGCTTCGAACTGAATGCCGTCTTTGACCTTGTCTAGGTTTTCCAGCAGCTCAGACTGATTGACGCTGAGCCAGCCCAGGATGGGCAGAATCACGCTGTCGGGGTGACCGGCGAACTCGGTGAGGATGATCTGCAGATCAAAGCTGTATTCAAACGACAGGGTATGTGCGGCCGTGCAACGGACCTTGCCGTTGTCGATGAATATCAACAGACGGTCGGGGTCGTGCTTGAAGTCGGCGACGGTGGCCAGCAGGTGAGCACGCAGGCTTTCGGGTTTGTTCATGGTTGTGCCTGCTGGTGTTTGTAGACCATGTCGACCTGGGCGGCGCAATCAGCCCAAGCCGTTTCGGCGCGGTCCTGGTCGGTGAGCTGGTCGCCGTTACTGCGCGGGCTGGTCGCGGGGAGGACGCACGGCACCACGGCCGGACAGCCAGTCACGGTAAGCTGCGGCGCCGGTGAGGGCGGGGCGCTCGCGCAGCCGGCGAGCAGCGTCAGGCAAAGGCTGATCAGCCCATTTCTGAAGGTCGTCATTTTCAAGTTTCAGTTCCTCTATGGTTCTCTCGCGCTTCGCCAGACCCAGGCGCAGTTGGTCTTGCTGGCTGCGTAGGAGGCTCTGTGCATTACGTTCTTGTTTCAGGGTGTCGGTGAGTGTGTTGACGGTCACCAGGTTGCGGTCGGCGTCCTTGCGGGCCGTGTTGGCCGTATCCTTTTCACGTTCGGCTTGGCCTTCGGCAACGTCGATGCGCTGTTGCTGACCCCATATCAGCAGCACCAGGGCACCCAGCAGAGCGAAGCCGTATAGGGCCTGGCGCAGGGTGCTCACGCGCGGTACCAACCGAGTTTGTTCATGGCGGCGGTGTCGAGCTGCTTGATGGGGCCGCGCACGATCACGGCCCGGGCGCCGTTCATTATTTGGATGGATTCAGCCAACAATTCCATGTCGTCCTGTTCGGTCGACTCCGGCACCACTAGTAGGTCACCGTCCTGCACGCGTAATTTCTGCAACGCTTCGAAGTCGATCATGCCGCCACCCCTTGCCCGCACTCGCAGCCGGCGTGCCGCTCGTAGGCGCGCTGGAGCTTGGTGTCGTAGAGATTGCGCAGGTAATCCGGCCCGTTGTAGAGCTTGGCGAACTCGGCCCATTTGCGGGCTTTGAGGGCCTTGTGTAGCACCGGGTCGGTTTCGATGAAGCGGGTAAAGGCGTCGAGCTGCTGCGATTCGCCGGCACTCATCGCCGCCACAAATTCCTGCACGCTGGCATAGCCGAGTCGCTTCCAATGGAACCCCATGATCTGGAAGGCACCCCAGGAAGCCGACTCCAAGGCGGCGGTGTCATCGATCAGGCGGGCCATGGCCAGCCGCTGGTGTTCGGCCGTACCGCCGATGTATCCACCCGGCTTTGGGTTGACCAGGGCAGGATTGGCGGTGGCGAGTTGATCGGCGTGACGTTTGAGTTCTGCCGGGTCATCGCCTGCGTTTCGAGCGGTGGCGAGCTGGCGGTACATGATGTGCCTTTCGAACAGGATCACTGGCTTGCCGTTGTCGAGGAAGCCCTTGCCCTTGGATTCCACCTCATTGACCGTGTAGATGCTCGCCAGCGGTACGCCGAGACGTTCTGCAGCGACCACCAGGTCGTGGTTGCGCAGCAGCTGGGCGCAGTCGCCGCCGGCAAGGCTGGTCTGGGTTTTGGTGCCGGCGACTCCATCGGCGACTAGGCCGACTTTTACCTGGTATGCGCGCACGGCGGATTCAGTGGCATCGCCGTAGTGCCCATCCGGTATCAGGTTGGCGCCGTTCTTTACGAGGTTCTTTTGCAGCATCAGCACCGCTTGCGAGCGGTCGCCGTGGCGTAGGGTGGTGGTCATGCGCTGGGCCTCAACAGGGCGGCGACGTTGCCGCCTGAACGGAAAATAAGGATGCAGAGCAGCACGATGGCAGCTGTCTGCCCGAGGCTGGTGGGCTGACGCTCCAACAGGATCTCCAAACCGCAGATGCACAACGTGGCGCCAAACAGGCTTGCCAGCAGCGAGATACTGCGCCGGTACCGCGCATCACCTCGGGTGTAGCAGGCCAGGCGCAGGGCACTCAGCAGGTAGGCGATTGCCGCGATCAACTGCACGGCCAGTTCGATGTTCTGCATATCAGGTGCCCCCTCTGATGCGACGCCAGATGTCCCAGATGTCCGCCTTTTCCACCCAAACCATCAGTTTGATGCTGATCGGGATGACCACCAAGGCACAGACAAAGGCGCTGCCACCGCTGGTGATAAACGGGATTGCCTGTAAGGCCATGGGCGCGAACAAATAGCCCACGCCGGCCGACAGGAACAGTGAGCCCAGCCGTTGCCAGACTTTGAGATCACGCTTGGTACTGGTAACAAGCCAGGCGCCGAGGATGGCGCCGAATAGCGCCCCGTCGTCGATGACGGGCGTCACGGTGGACAGGCCCAAACCAATGAGCAGACCAGTCACAACGCTGGAAGTCGGATCAGCCATGGTGTGGGTTTCCTTGATTGCAGAGGGTCAGTTCCATAGCTGCACCATCTGCCGCTGAGGCGCGCTGGTTTGGGCTTCGGGCATATTGACGACAAGGCCTTGCGGCAGGATTGGGCCGTGGTCGGCCAGGCCGGGGTTGGCCTCAAGCACTGTCTCGGTGACGCCCGCGGTGCGTCCGTAGAACCGCCAGCAGAGGGCGTCTACGGTTTCATTTTGATTGGTGCGAATGGATGTGGGCATTAGATCAGCTCCACGGTGGTGCGGCTCAACCCGAGGAAGTCACGGACTGCCCAGCGCAGATCGCGGCGGTAGTCGTCGATGGTCGGTGTGACTTCCTCAGCTTTGCTGTTGCCAGTGTTGGTCGCGCTGTAGTCGCGGTAGCGCTCGCAGACTTCGGCGCCGGTACCGGCTTCGATAGCGCGGCGGTAGAGGTGTGCTTTTACTGACACATCCTTGATGCGGTCACCTGGAACGTCGTCCAGCGTGGCGTAGCCAGCAGCCTGTTGAGTTGCACGCCATTCGCCCAGTTCGCGGTTGAGGTTGATGGCTGCGGCGATCACGGCAGTTTCAAGACGCGCTGGCGTGACACTATTGTCGATGCGCAGAGTGGCACGCAGCTGCTCAAGATCAATTGAGGGCCAGAACGGGTCGGTGTTGATGTGACCGCCGGTAACTGGGCCACTGGCTACGAAGGCACTCAAGAGGAAGGGCCTCGGATGTCTGCGAGGGTAACTTCGCGCAGGATCTGCTGCCGTGTGAATTCGGGGTGTTGCGTACAGAGACGGTCCATCGCTCGCAGGGCGTTGCGGTTCACCAGCCCACGTTCTTGCGAGTCGGCCGGCATGATGGAGCCTTTCACAATAGTGCCGGTGCAGACGGTGCGGTCGTAAGCCTCTGTCTCGGCCACGTACTGTTCAGCCGCAGCAGCCAAGCGCCGTTCAGATTCCGTTGGAGTGAAAACACTCTGGTAGAGGTTGGCAAAGGCGGTGTTCATGACTGCTCCGATAGATCGCCGGTGATCGGGGCTTCACGTTCAGGAGGAGCGGCCTGGCCGATCCGCCCCGAGCCGGCGGGGTGCGTGGGGACGCTCGGTTAGCTGCTAGTGGCAGCGAGTTTGTTTAGCAGGCGGTCTGCCCGCTCCAGATCTTTCTTGCCGCCGCATGCATCGTGCAGGGCGATGGCTTGTTTTAGCAGGTCGACACCAGCCTGAACCTGACCAGGTTGGCCGGGTTTTTCTTCGGTGATGCCCTCCAGCGTGGCGCGACCAAGAGCCAGGAACAGCTTGGCGCGGGCCTGGTCGGGCATGTCTTCGGATTCGGTCAGCTCGGCCGTGCGGTGCAGGATTGCCAAGTCGAACGGCTCATTGACCTTCTGAGCCTTAAACGCCGCCGTGGCGACTTCTTCGGCTACCAGGCACCCCAGTGTGCGAGCGAAACGGTCAGGCATGACCATCTTGTGTTTCAGCACGTAGGTTGCGATATCAAGGCCGCCCGTAAAGTCGCCGGCATCGAAGCGCCATACCATGACCGTGGTCATCACCTCGTCTTGCGCGCCCTGACCGGCCTCCAGCACTCCCTGAACGTAAGGGATGTAGTCGGGCAGCAACTGGCGCTTGAGTTCGGCTTTGCCCTGGTTTGACTGCACCTGTTTCAGGCGCAGGCGATCCTGTAGCAATTGGTTGAGCTGGTGCTCGTAAGCCGTGGCGCCGGCCATGGTTTGAGTCGGCTCAACGGCTGCCGCCTCCAGGGCGGCAGTGACACGTTGAAAGTGACGACGGCAAGGATTGGTCATGGTCGGTCGCCTTATGCCAGTTCGATGTTTTCAGCGAGCGAGGCACATTCCAGGTCTTCAATGACGTAGGCGTCATTCACCGACTCGTAGTTTTCGATGCGGTCGCGTTTGGCATTGTCGACGACGGTGCGGCGACGGCTGCCTTCCTGCCAGTAGATCGAGAGGTTTTCCAGCTTGGTGACCAACAACCCGCGTGGTGGGAAGTAAGGCACGCGGACTGCCGGCAGGTTGCCGATGCGTTTCTGGCTGGTGACGATGTCAGCGGCCAGCATTTCGGTCGGGGCATGGTCTTTGTTGATGATTGGGAAGTACTTGTCGGCCAGCAGTTGGCGACCGCAGATCACCACCAGGTCGGGATCTTCCTGGTACCACGGGGCAATAAACTCCTGGACCATGCTGAATACCAAGGCGTCAAGGTTCGCGAAGTCCTTGCCGGCGCCGATGGTGATTTTGCCGGAGCCTTCGACCACCTCTTTCATGACGCGGGCAGCGTTTTCGGCGCGCATTTTTTGCAGCCAACCAATGTTGACGTCCTGGCGCAGCGGATTGGTGGCGGGGTTGGAGGTCGCGGCGCGACTGGCGCCGTTCCAGCCGATCAGAATGCGGTCCAGCGCCTGGCGTTTCAGGATGGCGTCACGAATACGGGCCTGGAAGTCAGGGAACTTGGCCCAGGCATCGAGCTTGCTGTAGCGCAGGTGGGTGTCAAAGTTGGTCTGCGAGCAGAAGTAACCACGGTCATCGAGCGTACTGATGTCGCTGGTTTCGCGATCTTTGGTGTTGGTGTCAGTGGTGCCTGCGTTCGGCCCGCCAATGCCCATGCCGATCTTTTCGCCCATCTGCTCGGCGACGCCGTAGATGTTGATGGCGCTCAAGAACTGACTGGATTCTTGCATTCGAGTTTCCAGGGTCTGGGTGACGCTGGGAGCAGTGGCAAATTTGGTGGTGACATCAGGTACGCCGTGGAGCTTGGCCAGTTGGCCCAGATAGGCGTTGAAGACGGTACGGGTATCGTTGCGCATGGTGGCTGTCCTTCGTTATTCGGGGGCTGTGGTGGGCTGACTGTCAGCAGTCGGTCACGACCTGGTTATCGCCGCCGGATACCTGGGGGCGTTCCTTTTGGCTGTGGTCTTGGGTGCTGGAGAGCTTGGTTTTCAGGTCGCCCAAGTCTTTGCTGAGCTGATCAACCTTGGTTTTCAGCTCCCCGGAGAACTTCTTCTCGGCGGCCAATTGCTCCGGCAGATCCTTGACGTGTTCGGCCAGGGTTTGCACGGCTTCGCCGATCTGGCTGAATTCGGAGTCGTCTTTGGCTTGTTTGCCGGTGAGCAACGCCTTGACGGTGCTGAGCAGTTGGGTGCCGATGCCTGGTTTTTCTTCGAACTCTTCGAAGGTCAGTTCGGTCTCGACCGCCTCGGTGAACATGGAGGTCGCGGAGTAGTGGCGATCCTTGAACGGGCTGGAATCTGGCTTTTGCGCGGAGAAGGCCAGCACATCGGTTCCCAGGCTGGCGGGTGAGTCAGTTACCGCCAGACCTACGATGTAGGCTTCCCCGGTATCGGAGAAGCTGTCGTCGATCTCAATCGAGGTGTAGATCTTCTGCCTGGCCTTGTTCATGGCGATCAGGTCGGGGGTTGGCTCAACCTGGGCGAACAGGGCCAGTTTTTTCTGGCCGTTGACTTCTACTTCTTCGGTCTTGACCGCCAGCACGTCGCCGTATGCTTTGAAAGGGCTATCGGGCAGCAGGCTGCGGAAGTGTTCCAGCCAGATGCGGGCGCCATAGGTCGCTGGATTGAAGTTCCTGGCAGCCTGTTCCAGCCAGCTGCGTTTGATGGTGCGTTTGTCCGAGGTAGCGCCCTCGACGGCGACACGGAACCAATTACTGCGAAATTTCTTCATGCCGGGAATCCTCAATGCGTTGGGCGCTAAGTGCGTTGCAATGAGGGGCATGGTCGTGACGCGCGCGAGTTGCGGCAACGGGACGGGTTTGTAAGGAGGGCAGCTACAAGGGCCGGTGCTACTGACTCGCAGGCGCGGGCGGCAGCATCGCGGCCATGACTACGACTGAACTGCTCCCTATCGATCCCCGGCGCCAATCCAAGTTTCTGTATTGGATGGGCTGGCGTATCTGCGAGATTGCCGAGGCTACGGGCGAGAAGGAAAAAACGCTACACAGCTGGAAGGCCCGCGACGAATGGGACCGGGCTGATAACGTCGAGCGTATCGGCGGGGCGCTGGAAGCGCGGCTGGTGCAGCTGATTCTCAAAGAGGGTAAGAGCGGCGGTGACTTTAAGGAAATTGACCTGCTGCACCGTCAGCTGGAACGCCAGGCCAGAATCCAGCGCTTTCAGGGTGGCGGTACCGAAACCGAACTCAACCCGAACCTGGCTAAGCGAAACGAAGGCCCGAAGAAAAAGACCCCGAAAAACGACATTAGCGAAGAGCAGATCGAGCTGCTGCGCGAAGCGTTTATCGACGGCTGTTTCGACTATCAGAAAGACTGGTACCGGGCCGGCAACCAGCGCACCCGCGTCATCCTCAAAAGTCGGCAGATCGGCGCGACTTACTACTTCGCTCGCGAGGCGTTTCTTGATGCGCTGGAAACCGGGCGCAATCAGATCTTCCTGTCTGCGTCGAAAAACCAAGCCTATCTGTTTCGCGGGTACATCCAGGCATTTGCCCGCGAGGTCATCGGTGTCGAGCTGACGGGCGATCCCATCGTATTACCCAACGGCGCCGAGCTGTTTTTTCTCGGAACCAATGCGCGTACCGCCCAGGGCTACCATGGCAATTTCTACTTCGACGAATTCTTCTGGACGTTCAAGTTTGAGGAGCTGAACAAGGTTGCCTCGGGCATGGCGATGCACAAGAAGTGGCGCAAAACCTACTTCTCGACGCCGTCCAGCATGGCCCATGAGGCCTATACCTTCTGGACTGGCGAGCGCTTCAACAAGGGCAAGCCAGCGGCTCAACACACCAAGGTCGACGTTTCCCACGGGGCGCTCCAGCAGGGGCGGTTCTGCGAGGACCGCTTGTGGCGGCAGATCGTCACCATCCTAGACGCTGAACACGGCGGCTGTGACCTGTTCGACATTGAGGAGCTGCGCCGGGAGTACAGCCCCGAGGCGTTCGCCAACCTGCTGATGTGCGAATTTGTGGACGATGGGGCGAGCATTTTCCCCCTGGCGTTGTTGCAGAGCTGCATGGTCGACAGCTGGGTTGAGTGGGCTGAGGACTACAAGCCGTTCGCCATGCGTCCGTTCGGCGACCGCCAGGTCTGGATCGGCTACGACCCCGCCGAAACCGGCGATTGTTCCGGCCTGGTGGTGGTCGCGCCTCCCCTGGTACCGGGTGGCAAGTTCCGCGTGCTGGAGCGGCATCAGTTCCGGGGCATGGACTTTGCGGCCCAGGCGGCATTTATCAAAAGCGTTTGCGACCGCTACTGGGTGACCTACATCGGGATAGATGTCACCGGGTTGGGTAGCGGCGTGGCGCAGCTGGTGCGCCAGTTCTTCCCGGCGGTGACCACCTTCAGCTATTCGCCCGAAGTCAAAACGCGTCTGGTGCTCAAGGCCTATGACGTGATCCACAACGGCCGGCTGGAGTTCGACGCCGGATGGACCGACATGGCGCAGTCGCTGATGGCGATCCGTAAGACCGTCACCGCAGGCGGGCGCCAGTACACCTACACCGCAGGGCGCAACGACAACACCGGCCATGCCGACCTGGCCTGGGCGCTCTTTCACGCATTGCACAACGAGCCGCTTGAGGGGCAGACCGCCTCCAACACTGGGCGGATGGAGATTTTTTGATGACCGAACTACACGCAAACTCTGGCCTGGTGCCAACCACAGCAGCGCCAGGGCAGGGCATGCAAGTGTTCAGCTTTGGCGAGCCGACACCCGTGCTGGGCAGTCGCGAGGTCTTCGACTACCTGCAATGTTGGTACAACGGGCGGTGGTACGAGCCGCCCTTGTCGCTTGATGGCCTGGCCCGTTCTGTCGGGTCTAGTGTTCATTTGCATTCGGGCCTGATGTTCAAGCGCAACCTGTTGAGCAAGACGTTTATTCCGCACCCCATGTTGTCACGGGCTGCGTTCGAACAGTTCGCCCTGGACTGGCTTTGCCTGGGAAATGGGTACCTTGAAGCGCGGCGCTCGGTGCTCGGCGGCACCCGGCAACTGGTGCCACCGCTGGCGAAGTACATGCGGGCCGGCCCGGAAGGGCGTTATTACCAGGTGCAAGGCTGGAAGGATGAACACCAGTTTGAGCCGGGCAGCATTTTTCACCTACGAGAAGCGGATCTGCACCAGGAGATTTATGGCTTGCCGGAGTGGATCAGTGCCTTGCAGTCGGCCTTGCTCAACGAGTCGGCCACGTTGTTCCGCCGCAAGTACTACGAGAACGGTAGTCACGCCGGCTTCATTCTCTACATGACCGACGCCGCGCAGACGGAAACCGATATCGACGCTTTGCGCAAGGCGCTCAAAGACTCAAAGGGACCGGGGAATTTTCGCAACTTATTTGTGTATTCACCCACCGGCAAGAAGGACGGAATTCAACTGATCCCGGTCAGTGAGGTCGCGGCCAAGGATGAATTCAATTCGATCAAAAACCAGACCCGTGACGATGTACTGGCCAGCTTGCGCATTCCGCCGCAGTTGATGGGGATCGTTCCGCAAAACGCAGGGGGCTTTGGATCGATCAGGGAAGCGGCACAGATTTATGCAGCGAATGAGATAGAACCGATTCAGACACGTATGCAGCAACTGAATGACTGGATCGGGGAGAACGTCATCCGCTTCAAGCCCTACGAAATTGGCGGGGAGGCTTAAAAGCCCCCCTGCGCAGTAAACGAGGCGACGAACCTGTGCGCTAACACAGGTCCGACGCTGAATCACTCGAACACGCCGAGTGCTCCAACCAAGGCCTCGCCCCACTGCGCAGGGGGTGCGAAGCCTAAGCGAATCCAATTGTCGAAACAAGGATCACTTA